ACAACCCAACAGATTATTCGTGGTCTGGCGCAAGGGCGTATTACAGGGCCGGGGAATGGTGCGAAGTTTCAGGGGTTAGCGGTAATGTAGTGTCATTGAGCAACCCGCTATTTGATAGCTATGTGGGCGCTGCCGTGAATGTCTATAAAATGACCAGCCCGTCTGTATCGCTAAAAGATTTTAGAATCAAAGGTACAACGGTTTTAGGTTTAATCCAAGCGTCGTTGTGCAATCGTCCGTTAATTGAAAATGTGAGCGGATACCATGAAAACGATAGTATTGTGTATTTTGACCGTTGCTATAAACCAACAGGCATAAACCTCAATTTACACAATAAAGGTACGGGCACTGGTGACGATTACGGTTTGGTAATTGGAAACAGTCAGCACGTTAGAATTTTAGGCGGAAACTTCTATGCAAGACGTCACGGCATTACTCATGGCGGTGGTGATTTTGTTGGTTGCGTTGCTGTTAGAGATAGCAGAGTCGTTGGCGCAACAATAAAGAACGACATCAATTCAGGCACACATGCTGCGGATTTTCACGGGAATACAGAGGCAAGCGCTTTTGACGATTGCACTATTTATCAAGGCGTATCATGGCAAGGAAAAAATAACCGGATTATCAATTCCAGCATAACTGATATGCTTGGAGGTATGTGCCTGTATTCTAGTGAAATTAAAGGTGGGTTTTTTAGTCTTGAAAATTGCGAGCTTACTACCTATGCATCTCCATCTTCAATAGGACGTGGTGTAATAGATGTTGGCGGAAATTCAAACGCAATAACTACCAACAGTGTAGAGGATATGACTTTTAGGATTAGGGGTTGCACTTTAAATGGTGCGGCGCTAACTTCTAGCGATTCCGCATTGAAGGTTATAAATAGAGGGTCAACTAAAAAGATTAATATAGATATTGACGGGTTTACGGCTATCAATATCACCGCATTAAATTCGATTAGTTATTTACTTTTATCATCAGGAACTGCCGATTCCTCTTTTCTGATTGTTGATAACATTGCTAATTTCCCTAACGGGTCTTTTCTGATTAATGCCTTTGAATATGCTAACTTTCCACAGCGAATGATGGAGCAAACAGGCAAGGTCGCTTTGACTGCTTCCAGTGGCGTTTCTTTTGCGGCTAGTTCAACTATTACATTTAAACACCCTTACGCCAGAACTCCAGTTGCTAACGCGACTGCTGGAAATGAAATAGCATTGATGTACAACGGAAATCGCGCTGTTTTTGGCGGTATTCGAACGATTAATAATTCATCTATATCCCTATTTATTGAATCGGGCGACGCGACAGCATGGACATCGACTAAATCCACAGATGTTAGTTGGTCTGTAAAAATCAATGATACTTTATAAGAAGGGAAGATGACAGCCGATGAAATTAAACAAGCCGTTCTCGATGCTTTAAACGATCACCCAGCGTTCGACGCGGAAATGCACATGGAACATCACCAGTGGATCAAAGAACGGATCGAAGCGGAAAAGCGCAAGACCGAGCTTTACATGGCCGCGGCCAAGTCGTTCGCGCAGTGGTCTGTTGTTGGCATCGCTGGTGCGCTTTGGGTTTACTTTAAACAACATTGGCATTGAGCATGGACATTTTGCTAGAACAGATTAAGTTTGAAGAGGGTTTGCGGCTTGAGGTTTACCGATGCCCTGCGGGAAAACGCACGATCGGATACGGCCACAACCTCGACGCTAATCCGTACATCGAAGGTAGCAAAATCCCCGATAAGATCACGCGCGAAGTAGCCGAGGTGTTGCTTCACCGAGATGTTAATAAAACGATTGAACAGCTCGCGGCGGCTTGGTCTGGTTTCGGATTGCTCAACGGCGCAAGGCGCGACGCTTGCATCAATATGGCCTTCCAGTTGGGTGTTGCTCGATTCATGGATTTTAAGAAACTTCGCGCCGCGCTCTTCAAGTGCGAGTGGGCCGAAGCGTACAAGCAAGCGAAAGCAAGCCGATGGGCGAAGCAAACCCCGGAACGCGCCGAGCGGGTGGCTTCTCAATTTTTAACAGGCAAACATTACGAGGTGAAAAATGCTTAATTTTATTTTGGCCCGCTTGGGCGAATCGTCAACCTACCGCAACCTGTTTGTTTTACTAACAGCCGTTGGAGTGGGGGTGGCCCCTGAACTTCAAAGCGCCATCATTTCAATTGGGTTGGGTACCGCTGGAGTGTTGGGCGCGGTGTTACCAGATAAGCTAAAAGACTAAAAATCGTTTCCGCAACCCTTTTACTTGTACAAGTAAAATCAAAGGGTTAAACTACTTGTAATTGGCGGTCGTGCGGAAACGATTTTGATCTAAGTGCTTGATTTCATTCGACTACTCTAAAGACTTGAAAGCCGTTGCATCGAGTTGTAAGTCGTTGATTTATGTTAGTATTTTGGAATCGTTTCCGCAACTTGCGGAAATGATTTCCGCAACCTAAACGGAAGAGTGGCCGAGCGGTTTAAGGCAGCTGTCTTGAAAACAGCCGAGGGTTTATAGCCCTCCGTGAGTTCGAATCTCACCTCTTCCGCCAATAAAAAAGGCAGTCCGGCCGCGTATCCGCAACCTGAAACTGCCTTTCCTGTAGCTTACTTTGTAAATTACCAAGATAGTTTTGCATAAATATGTCGAAAAACCTACAAAATTTCGACACGTTTTGAAGTTATGTCGATTTATTTAGTTGGTTTCACCACTTCACCGACGCGGCGATATACCCTCTCGGTGATCTCTTGCTCGGTGTGACCGAGTAACTTACTTGCATGATCCAAGTCCATTTCGCTGGCTGCCTTCGGCCGAATATCCCTGAACTGAAAAGCGCGCACCTTAGCGGCGAGATCGTGATCGTCCTCAGCCTTTGCCTTAGCTTCGGCAAGATCGCGCGCCTGGTCGAATCGTAGGCGCAATGTGCCAGCGTTTAACGCTCTGCCCGCTGGTGTTGCTACTAAAAACAGACTGGTTACTTTGCGCTGCCTGTTCTTGATCCGATCGATCACTGCACTAAGCTGGCTTCCCTCGATGGTGATCTTAAGTTTCTTTTTCGTTTTGTTCTGGGTGACTTCCAGCGCGCCGTCCTTGATGTCGGACAGTCGCATTTTCAAAACATCCGCCGTTAAGAACTCCGTTTGCACGTTGTTTCCTTTCCCTGTGTTTGTCCGCTTGTACTTTGCGACGGCAAGAGTTGTGCGCTAACTTGTGCGGCATATTTGTGTGGACAGGATCCCCACAGACAACGCACGGCTCATGCAATTTGAAGGCCCTCGGCTTGTACTTCGCTATTGATATTTTGAATTTGGGCATGGCGTCTTTCCCGCTTGCGACGTTTAAGTTCTTTGCTGTACTTGTCCGCGTTTTTAGAAGCGATTGCCTGCGCTTCTCGCCACCGCTTACATAGGAGCAAAAGCTCGGTGTCGCTTAACTCGTTTATGTTTTCCATCTATCGACTCCTAAACGTATTACATACGACACTGGAAAAACCCACAGGGCAAAACGTCACCGGTTCTTTGTATTCGTACCAACCATCTTCGGAATGGTGCTGGTAAATCGAGTGCGGAATATAAACTGGGTGAAATATCCTCGGTGCAACATGCTTAGACGCGTGGCCAGACGCGTGACCAGCGTGGCCCCCTTTCGCAGAAGCGACTGGAGTCAGCGAGGCAAACAAAACGCTAACAATTACCACCATTTTTATTAGTAAATCACGTTCTTTGTACATCTAATAGCCCCCATCGCCTTGTAATTGAACCCTTACGGTTTCCGGTTTATTCAATCGTGCGCGTAGCGCCTTCATTTCATACGCCGCTTTTTTGTGTGCTGGCGCGAAGTCCCCGCGTAAGAACAGCTTCATCAAAGGGGGCGTCTGGTCTTTGAGGTCGCGCGCTACCAACTCCTGTGAGCGTTCGCCTTTAGCGGGGTGTTTCTTAGGGACGAGGCGCTGGGTGGATTTCCTGATGCGCGTTGTATCTGGGTATCGTTGCGTCCGGCGGTAATCCAATGCCAACGCCCAAAAGTTATTCTTCTCTGCCCACGCGTTGCACTCGTCCTTATCAAACCAGTTCTTGCGCTTGTAAGTTTTAATCGGATTTGGAGCGCCTATCCCTAGCCTCCCTGAGCAGAACATCACAACGGAAACCCCAAAAATCTCGGCGGCTTGCTTTGAGTCAATCAGTTCAGCCATGTTTAGCACCCGCTTTGTTTTCCATTGAGATCAGCAAATCCAAAAAGTGCTGGGCTTTCTTCAAGTCCTGGATGCCGCCTTTGTTACGCCACCGGGTGACATACTTGATGATGTTGCCTTCGATAAAGGGAATGTTGTTTTTATGGATATACTCGACCGGCTGAATCGCAAGATCTTTGTAGTGGCTGCCGCCTACCTGGACGACTAAAGGGTTTTCTGTTGACATTATTCTTTCCTCGATTTCATTGCTTCTAAAAGTAAGTCCTGCACTTCGCGCTTAGTTTCGCGTCGTGACATTACCACCTCGTCCACCGTGCCAGCGGTGACGATGTAGTGAATAAAGACGGGCCGGTCGTATCCGGCCTGCGCTTGTCGGGTTGGCCCAATCCGTTCGATGATCTGCTGGAATTGTTCAAGATCCCACCAATGACCGAAGAACGCTAGGATGTTGCCGCCGTCTTGAAGGTTTAGGCCGTGGCCCGCCGACGCAGGGTGAGCGAAAAGAATCGGTACTTTCCCGGCGTTCCAGTCGCGGATAACATTAGGATCAGCGCCAAGTTCCCGACCTTGAGGGAACGCTGCGCGTAACCGGGTGAGGTCGTGCTTGAAGTGGTAAGCCACCAGAACAGGCATCCCGGCAGCCTCTTCGACGATCGACTCAAGGGCTTTGATCTTTTCATTGTGTACCTCGGTGTGTTTGGTTCGGGTGTCGTCGGTATAGATTGCACCGTTAGCAAGCTGCAAGCACTTGATGGTCTTGCTCGCCGCGTTGAACGCTTCGATCTGCGCGCCGCATTCCAACTCTAAGAACATTTCTTTTTCCATGTCTTTATAAAGCTGGCGCGCTTTAGGTGGAAGTTGCACCCGAATCACGTTGACGATCGGCTCGGCGATGTCAAAGTAATCCTTGGCGTTTAGCGCGATACAAAGGTCGCGCACCTTGTCCTCGATTTGCGTTTGGGCAAACGGTAAAGGTGTGACTTGCGTTGCGTTGCGGTCGCTGCCCACCTGGATCGATTGAAACCATCGATTAGTGAAAGCGGTAAAGCTGCTACCCAAGCGCGCGCCTTTATCTAAGAACCAGGTCTGACCCCATAAATCCTGCAATCCGTTTGGGC